GATTTCGGCATCGGTGAGAGCATCTGCACCACCCCGCCGACAACCATCACCGCGCCTTCGACAATGATCTCTGGCTGATCGGTGTAAATGCCGATCACGATCAGGACGATGCCGAGGATGATATTCAGCAATCCACCTTGCTTGCTGCCGAGCAGCACCGGCGCGATGCGGATATCTTCGCGGCCCACCGGCGCCTTCAATTCTTCGGCGGCGAGATTCTTCTTGCCGGCGAACACCGCATAACCCACGCCGTGCTCTTGCGATTTCGCCAGCCACGTGCGAAAGCCTTGCAGTTGCGAGCACAGCGCCTGCACGGCTTCCACCACGCTGTTGCTGTCCAGCGCCAGGGTGTGCACGCGGCCAAACTTCGCGCCGAGCCGCCCGTACAGGCGCACCGTGCGCAGCGGCGTGGTGAGCGCCATGGCGGTCATGGGTGCAGCCTCGCATGCGCGCTTTCATGCCGCAGCAGCATCCGGGTGTAATCGCGATACATGCCGCCATACACGTCGCGGCTGCTGAGACGCCCGTACAGGTGATGCAGCATGTGGCCGTTGCCGATGTAGATCGCCGCGTGGTTGGGCACGCCGTTCTTGCTGAGTATCTGCATCAGGATCGCATCGCCCACCTGCAGCGTCTCGCCCGCGCGCAGCGGCGCGAAACCGCACTCGCCGAAGTGCTGCGTGTACAGGTCGGAGTGGCCGTCATCCCACCATTGGTCGCGGCGCGGAAAATCCGGCAGCGCCAGCCCCCACTCGCGCTGGTACCAGTCGCAGCAAAGCGAATAGCAATCGAGCACGCCGTAATGGAACGCGCGCCCCACCAGCGGTGCCTCATAGCCTTCCGGGCGGATCGATCCGATCTCGCCGACGTAGGGCTCGCCGCCATCGCGCAGCACGCTGACGATGTACCACGGCAGCCCGGAGTGTTCGCACGCCACGCGATCGCCTTCCGAAGCGCGTGCGGCGATATCCGGGTGCGAATGCACCACTGCGGTGATCTCGCCCAGGTCTTCGGCCGCCGCGTAGTCTTCCGCCGGGATGATGAAATGCTCGCCCGGCTTGTCGGCGGCGTTGCGGCAGGTGACATAGCGCTCGCGCCCCTTCACCACCAGCACCAGCCCGCAGCATTCGCGCGGGTAGTCGGCCAGTGCGTGCGTGCGCATCGCAGCGAGCGTTTCCGGCGTCATGTGCGCAACATCCCTGCGGCCGGGAAAGAGCCGAACGGCAACCCGGTGGGGTCGCTACCGAAGCGCAGCTTGCAGCTCGATACCCGGCCGCCGCACTTGTCCAGCGTCGGGTCGCTGGTGGGCGTGTCGTCGGCCTTGGCCACCGGCGCCCCCGTATAACCGCAATAGGGCCCGCGGTAGCCGCCGATCGCCAGCCACCCGCACACGTTGGCGACGATCTGCCGGCCCGGCAGTTGCTTGCCGGCGAAGTTGATCGCGCTGGAAAGTTCGAACTGCACGGCGGTGTTGTCTTCGACCGCCTTGCGTTCCACCTTCCAGGTGTCCACGATTTCCTGCGTCGGGTCCGCGGTGGCGTTCACCCCGCCGGCAAAGTTCGCCGCGTCCAGGTATTTCACCGCGGTGGTGTGGCGGATCAGCAGCGCGCCGAGAAGATCCTCGAACGCCAGGCACGCGGCACTGATCGAGCCGTCGATGTTGGCCACCGTCACCTTCGGCACCGGCGGCTGCGCACTGGTGCGCTCGAAGCCCTCCATCTTGATCGGCCACGGCTTGTACTCGTTGCCCTGCCACCAGATGGAACCCACCTGCGTGTAGCCGTGGAAGCGCAGCAGGTCGCCACCGATGCCGGTGGCATCCAGCGCCAGCACGTCAATCCAGCCACCCGGCTCCAGCGCCTGCGCGTCGTAGGTAAGGCGCTCGGTCATGGCTTGAATTTCTGTTGCAGCGTGATGGCCAGCGTGTAGCGATCAACGCCGTGCGGGATTTCGGTGTAGCCGGTGCACTGGTAATAGCCCTGCACCTCGCCGGCGCCGGGCGGCGTCCAGAAAAACGACACGCCCACGTGCGCTTTCAAGAAGTCTTTGATCGGCCCGATCAATGCGGCGTTGCCCTTCACCGAGACCGGCCAGTTGGCCACCACCGGGTTCAGCCCATCGGCCGCGTCCTGCGCATAGCCGTCGCCAAACTGCGCGCTGCGCATGCGCAGCGTGGTGGTGCCGGTGGGCTCTTGCAGCACGTCCCAGTTGAAGGTGTCGGTCATGCCTGGCCCACCCGCATCTTCCACAGCGTGCCGCCCGGCTGCGTGCTGCGCGTGATCTCCTGCTGCGCGACCGCCTTCATCTGGTCGCCGAATTGCTTGACCAGTTGGTTCTGCTGCGAACCACTGGTCTTGGTGGTGGCGTTACCGCTGTTGTCCACTTGCGTGATGATCTGGACATTGATGTCGCCGCCGCCACTGCCGCCGCCACTGGCCTGCACGCCGAGCTTGCCGTTCGGCCCGCGCGTCAGCGGCATGATCGCTTCGGGACCGTCCTCGCCCATCACGCCGGTGCCGTTGGCGAAGGCGAACAGCGTGGGCTTGTTGACGATGGAATTGGAAAACGCGCCGCCATTGGCGAAAGCGGTGAGCAACCCGGCATTGCCGAACACGTTGCCGTTGGCGCTGGCCACTGCATCAGTGCCGAACGCGACATCGCCGCTGGTCGTATCCATCGAGGTGCCGACGCCGGCGCTGTCGCTGACGCCACCGCCAACGAACGCGCCCACGATCTCCTGCAGGATCTTCGATTCGATCACGCGCAGTTCCATCTTCGCGAGATCAGAAAGAATGCTGCGCACCAGGTCGGAAAAATTGAGCTTGCCGGTGGTGACGAAGTTCGCCAGCGCATCGTTCATGCTGCCGAAGGCATCGGTGAACAGTTGCGCGGTTTGTGCGGCGACATCGGCACCTTGGTCGGCCCAGTTCTGCATCGCGTGGATCGCGCCGTTCTGCCAACTGGCCTGCGCGGCATCCATCTGCACATAACCGTTCTTGACGATTTCCACCTGCTTCGCGGTGGACGCCTGCAGCGCCTTTTGCTTTTCGGCATACAGCGCTTCGGCGCGCGCCGGGTCTTCGCCGTTGGCGAGATCGTTCTCGAGTTGCTGTTGCAACTGCGCCAGCGCGGCCGCCTCATCCATGTACGCCTTGGTGATCTGCTGGGTGAGCGCGTACTCCTTGTCGCCCATGCTGACCTTGGCCACCTGCGCATCAACGCTCTGCTGCAGCGCGGCGTTGGTCTTGTCCAGCGAATCCTTGTAGGCGGTGAGTGCGGCGCTGTCCTGCTCGTTGAGCTTGGCGGTGGTCTGGTCCAGCGAACGCGCGAGCGCCTGCTGCCCCTTGTCGAAATCTGCTGTCGCGGCGGCAACGCCCGCGCCTTTCGCGATCGCCTTGTCGTATTCGCTCACCAGCTTGGCAATACCGTCGGTGTACTTGGTCAACGGCGTGCTGGCCGCCTGCAGCGATTGCGCATCCAGCCCGTTGACGTACTGGTCCAGGGCGGATTGCGCGGCTGCCGCTTTGGATGCTCCCGGATCGTTTTTCTTCAGCGCGGCGGTGTAGGCCAGGTGCGCGTCGGTGACTTCCTGATTGAATTCCGCCTCGATTTGCGCACGCTTGGCCGGGTCCACCACGCCGTACAGCGCGCGCGCCTTGTTGAGCGCGGCCTGGTCCAGATCGTCTTGCAGCTTCCGGTCGGGTGCCTTGAACTTGTCGAGCGCCTGTTGCGCGGCGACTGCCTGCGAATTGGCGAGCGCCGATTGCTGCGAATTGAAACTGTCGAACGAGCCCTGAATCATCTTGGTCTGCAGCGCGGCGATCGCGGCATTGACCTGTTGCAGTTCCTGCCCGGTCGCGGCCGGGTCGAAATCGGTGGTGGACAGTGCGCCGCTGCGCGCGTTCACGCCGGTGCGCGCGGCCTGCTTCTGGCCGCTGACCAGCTGGTCTTGCAGCGTGCTCGCCTTGGCCTGCAGTGCCACCAGTTGCTCGGCATCGGTGCTGGGGCGGCCGATGGCATCCACCGCATTCCATGCGCCTTCCCATGCTTCCTTGATGAACTGCCCGGCGCGCGCGATGATGCCGGCGCTGTCCTGCACTTCCAGCGCGCGCTGCTTCAACGCCTGCGCATAATCGTGCTCGGCCAGCGCTTCGGCGGTAACGGTCTGCCCTTGCTTTTCGAGCGCGGTGATCTGGTCGTATTGCGCGACGGTGAGCAAGTGGTATTGCTCCACCGCCTTGGCCGGCTGGTCGGCCAGATCCGCGAGTTCCTTGGCCGCCGCGCCCACGCTTTGTCCGGTGAGCGTGGCCATGTCCAGCGCCGCCTGCCCGATCGAAACGAAACTGGTCGCGGCCAGCTTGCCTTCCTTGGCCAGCGTCTCGATCGCCTCGCGCGCGCCGGCATAGTTGCCGTTGTTCAGTGCGCCGAGCTGCTGCACCATCCCTTCCAGTTGTCCGGTAGTGGCGCCGATCGCGTTGCCGCTGGCAGCGATGGCCGCGGTGAGCGCCGCGGTTTGCTGCTCGCCCTTGACCTCGCCGACGATCATCACGCCGACGGCCGCCGCCACCGCACCGAAGGCCAGCCCCAGCGGGCTCAGCACGATCGACAACAGCCCTGTCTCATTCGCAAGCGCTGCGATTTCCCGCCGGCTGCGACTGAACTGGCCGGTGGCGGCGTCGCTGATCAGCGCCTCCGCCGAATAGGCGGTTCGCGAATTGATGTGCGCGGCGGTGTTCTCCACCGTGGCGACGGTGTCGGCCTCGGTCGCGGCCACGTCGCGCACCTTGGCCGCGTCCAGCGCGGCGAAGGCTTCGCTCAATTCTCCGGCTGAAATCACGCCGCTGGCCTGCGCTTCATCCAGCAGCGCTTCCGCGCGTGCCACGTCGGCGGTGGTGAGTGTGCGCTGCGCCAGCAGCGCATCCAGTTCGCGTAGCGGTGCCTGCATGGCCGTATAGGCGGCCATCTGCTCGGTCTGCGCGTCAATCAGCGCGTGCGTGGCGGCGATCTGCTCGGCGGTGGCGGCGGTGGTGCCCGCTTGCGCGGCGGCCAGTGCCTGTTCGCTGACGGTGCGTTGGTAGGTCGCCTGGTCTGCCGCCAGGCTGGCCTCCACCATCGCGTGAATGCGCGCGATGGCCTGCTCTTCGGTTTCGCCAAGCGCGGTGCGCGCGGCGGTGAGTTCGCCGGCCGCGGCCGCCGATGTCTTCATCGCCGCGGCGGATGCCGCGGTCGCCGTGGTGGCAGTGCTGGTGCTTTGCGCCACCGCATCGGTGCTTTGCGCAACGCCGGCAAGGCTGGCGCGCAGCGTGCCGTCGTCATCGGCCTCAAGGCGAACGCGCAGGATGTCGGTGCGGGTGATGCCCATGCCTACGCGTCCTTTTCCGCAGCGCGCAGTTCGGCCCAGGCTTCGAGCGTGGCGAGCTCCAGCACGTGCAGATCCTCCAGTGCGTCGGCCACGTCGTAGCGCATGTCCAGTTCTACCCCCAGCCCGTTGTCTTCAAGTTCGCGTTGCCACTTCGGCAGCAGGTGCGTGATCAGTGCCGCGCACGCCGCCGCGTCCAGCCCGGTCGCGCCGCCCATCGCCGCGTAGCGCCATTGCGTGTCGCAGGCGCGCAACGCGCGCGCTGCCAGCACACACTCCGGCAACAGCTGCGGCGCCGGGCACTCATCGCAGCGCGCGCCTAGCCGCTGGCAGGTGCTGCGGCAGTAGCCGGCGGTGATGCCGCCGTAGCGGTTGTCGCAGTCCCAGAGTCGGCAGTCGCGCCATTGCGGGCCGGCGCCGACGCGCCACCGGGCCCAGGCGATAAGTTTTTTTCGCGTGCCCCGCGACTGGCTTCGAACAAGCCTTTCAGCAGCGCGTTGAACAGCAGCGCATCGGCCAGCATCGCGTCCAGGGTTTCGGGCGAAAACGGCAGCGGCACGTCGTTGTTGTCGGCGATGTCCTTCCAGTTGAAGATGCGGGTGCGCAGCAGCTCCACGTTGGCGGCATCCAGCTTGTCCACTTCCGCCAGCCGCGATTCCAGCGGCACGCCCACGCCCATCGCCTGCACCGCGTTGCGATCGCGCGCGCGCAGTTCGTCACGGCTGAGGTACAGATAGCCGATGTAGGCGGTGGCTTCGACCGGCACGCCATCCTCGCCGCGCGAGGGCAGCGTGACCGGCCAGAACACCTTGTTGCTTGCAGCGAAGCGATACATGTTGCCTCCCTGAAATCCGTGTGGGTTACGCGCCTTCCACCGTGGCCAGCGGCGACAGCAGCACCGCGGTAACGCCCAGTTCGCCGGCGGTGCGATGCGCGGAGAAGTTGGCTTGCACGCTGATGCCCTTGGGGCCGGGGATGGTCGGGGTGCTGATCTCGAACGCGCCTGCGGGGATGGTGAAGGTCAGCTTTTCCGCGCCGGTCGCGCTGCCATCGCCCGCGCCGTTTTTCACGCTGGCGGTGATGGAGAAATCCGCATCGGCCAGGATCTTCGCCTGCATGGCGTCGTCCTGCAGCAGGAAGGTGATGGCGCCGGACACATCCGCCGAACCTTCCGGCAGGCTGCCCAGCGCGCCGCCGCCGCCGATGGTGTAGTTGCTGTTGTCCAGGCCGTTGGCCCAGGTGAGGTCGAACTGGGTGATCGGTACCGCGATTGCGCCGCCGCTGTTCAGCACCAGCGAGCCGGACATGCCGGGGAACGCCTGCTGGCCGTTGTCGGTCACCGCGGCATCCAGCGGGTCGGGATCGCGCGAGAACGTGCTGCCCATCAGGTCGAAGGTGGCCGCCAGGAAGCCCGATGCCTTCAGCGAGAACTTGCCCTGGTTGATGCGGCAGCCCTGGTAGCGGATGTAGCGCTCGGCGGCGGTGTAATTGGCGCCCTGGTCGTCCTCGATGATGAAGCCCGGAGGCAGCGCGCCGGCATCGCCCGGCATCGCGGCGGTGAAGGTATGCGTGTAGGGCGCGCCAGCGCCGGTGGTGACGGGCGCGCCGATCAGATGCTTCAGCCACCAGCCGATGGAACCGGGCGCCGCGTTCACGGCGACCGAACCGGCAATGGTCTTGTTGGCCAGCACGCCGCGCGGCATGCCGCGGAACCCGGCCAGCGTGGCGTCGTTGTCGCGCGCCTGTTTGGCGGTGAGCGCGCTGGTCAGGATCGGCAGCACCAGCCCGATCGGCACGCCGGGGATCTGCGCATACGCCGCTTCGGTGATGCCGACCAGGCGCCGGCCGATACCTGTCATCTGGATGCCCATGTCGTCACTCCTCGTTCAAGCGGTAATCGAATACAGGCCGCGAAGCGTCGCGACCCACAGTTGCGTCGGATGCAGTGCCGCGCGATCGGGTGTCCAGCCCTCCAGCCACGCGGCGGTGATGCCGCCCGGTTGCGGGTTGCGCAACAGCAGCTGCGCGAAAATCTTCGGGAGTTGCTCGCGATGGTCGGCAGCAATCTCACGGTCGTTGTTCTTCCACACCAGCGCCACGCCGAGATCGGACTGGAACGAGCTCTCGCGCGTGCCGATGGTGAGAAACGTGTCGCCGCCTTCGCTGCTCGTCTGCGCCTTGCCGTCGCCCTGCTCCAGCACCCAGCACGGATAGGAGCCAGCGGGGATGGCCGAGAACGGCACGTTGCCGCGCAGCACACCGGGCGCTGCGCCGATCAACGCGGCGATGGCGTCGGTGAACGTGGCGTCGTCCGTCAGCAGCGCGCGGATGCCATCGGCGAAGGCTTGCGCGCTCATATCGCGAACACCGTTTCAAGCTCCGCCACCACGATGTCGGTGGGCTGCGCGCTTTGCAGCGCATCGGTCAGGAACGGGCGGTCCTGCCGCTGCACGATCTTGGTCTTGCCGCGCCCGGCCCATTCGCTGAATACGCCCTCATGCACCGCGCGCGCATAGTCGGCGGTGTCGAAAACTTCCACGGCGGTGGGGCTGAGTTGTTCATCACCCAGCGAACTGCGCAGGTTGCCGGTACGCACCGGCACCGGATAGCTGAAAGGCGCGCCGCCGCCGCTGAGGAGTTTCTGCGCCGCGGCTTCCACCGCGCTCATCGCTTTCAGCAAGCCGCGCTGCAACGCTGCGCTCAGGCGCGCGGCCAGCGTGCGGTACTGGGTGGCGAGGTCGCCGGCGTTGGAGGTCACCACCATATCGGCAGCTCCCTCAGGTTGAACGGTTGCACGTCGTTCGCGCCGAGCGGCGCAAACGCGGGGGAATAGCGGCCGGTTTCCAGCGTGCCGCTGCTGAGCGCGCTGCCGGGGAAAGATTGGCTCGCGTCGCCGCCGGATGCGCGGATGGCTTCGGCGGCTTCGGCGATCGCCGCGGCCAGTGCATTGCTCGCCAGCGTGCCGAGATACTGCAGCACCTTGTACTGGTCGTTCTGCAGGCCGGCGCCGGCCTGTGCGTCGAGAAACTTGCTGCGCCGGTTCCACAACAGGGCGCTGGCGTAGTGCACTTCCGCGCGCGCCATCTGGTCGCATGCGAACGTGTTTGCCTGTGCGGCGTCGTAGAACGCCTGTGTGACGCGCGCGGCCACCCAGCGCCCGGCCAGCGCCAGTGCGCGCGCCAGGTAGCCGGTGTCGGCGAGTGCAAAATCTTCGGGCGAGCCGAAATCGGCCGTGGCAAAGCCTTCGTCCAGCAGATCCTGCACGGTGGCTTTCGGCGCGCTCACGATTCAATCCGGCCCTCTGTTGCGAAAAGGCCCGGCGGTGGAAAGCCGCCGCCGGGCCCGTTGTGCCGCGTGGCTACGCGCCTTAAGCGAAGGCGACGCGCGCCACCTGGTCCTGGTCGCCGATCGCCGCGTTGTATTGCATGGTGCCGACGATGTCCTCGCCGCGGACGTAGATGTTGCGCACCTGCTCGGTGGTCAGGTCGCGCCACACGCCGCGCTGCAGCTTGCGGCCCGGCAATACCAGGTAGTAGCTGCCGGTGCCGGCGGCGATGTAGGTCGTGGCGATCACCGCGCTGATGTGCACCTGCACCGGCTGCGCGTTGGCGTTGTAGGCCACCAGCAGCGAACCGCTGGTTGCGGTGAGGGTCTTCAGCACCCGGCCCACGTCTTCCGGCGCGCAGTAGATGATGAAGTTGGAATTGATGCTGGCGCCGTAACCCTTCGGCCGCACCTTGCGCAAGATCGCGGCGGTGGCCGCATTCAAGGTCTTGGTATCGTCGGTATCGAAGGCGACGTTGATGCCGGCGCCGAGCGCGGTGAACAGGCCGTAGTGATCGGTTGCCTGACGGTTGTAGCTCTGGCTGACGAACTCCGCCGTCACCTGCTCGATGTTCCAGAACTTCTGGAAGCGCAGCCAGTCATCCAGCACGCCCACGCCGTCGGCGTAGCTCAGGTACTTCACCACCGTCGCGTTTTCCGTGACCGCGCGGCGGATCTTCACTTCCGCGCCCGCCTTCACCTGGGTGAAGGTCACGCCGAGATTGGTGTCCAGGATCTCGAAGTGATCCTGCTTCTCCGCGCGCATGTCCACCAACTGGTAAGCCTGCTGCCAGCCGATGTCCATTTCCGGCATGTTGCTGTGGAAGTAGCTGACGATCTGCCCGGCCACGCCGGCGAGGTTGGGGGTGTCGGACGGCACCGCCCACTTTTGCGCGATGTGGTCCAGCACCGCCTTTTCGCTCGGCACGCTGATGTTGTGGTTCTTGCCGAACACCTTGATGCCGTTCACGCTCTCGGGCGTGACCTTGCCGCCCATGTCGCCGAACATGGCCGGCAACTGCAGCTCCAGGTTGATGGCCTCGAGCACCTTCTGGCGCATCACCGCCTCGTCGGAGATCTGACCAAGGCGGCTGAACTTCTGTAAGAGGGTACGCATGGTGAGTCTCCGTTGCGGTGATGCGTGATAGGGCGGAACGAAAGCGGTGAAGCAGCCTGACGAATCAGGCCGCGAAACTGTTGAAGGCGATCAAGCCGGTAGTGGCGTCGGCCGCCAGGCAGGCCTCCAGGAAGTAACCGCACAGCGTGTTGGCACCGGCTGCGGAAGCATTGGTGAACACCTTGTTGCCGTTGTCCCAGTAGCACTTGTCGCCGCGCGCGATCGCGGTGGCCGCGACTTTCGGCGCGCCGCTGATCTCGCCCTCATAGAGGAAGCCGTTGAGCGCGCCGGCATCCGCGGCGTCGGTGGGGATCCACACGCGGGCGGTATCCAGGATCGGCGTGTGCGCAACGGTGGCCGCGGCAGCGGAAAACTGCGTGGTGCGCAACTGCGCGGCGGGGGATTTGGATTCCAGCATGGCGGTGTCCTCGATAGGGCGGGATCAGTGTTCGAACGGCGGCCGGTCAGGCGCCGATCAGCGCGGGATTGGACAGCGGCGACTTCTCCACCGCTTCCTTGGTCTTGGCATCCAGGCCCGGCGCGGTGTTGTTGGGGTTGCCGCCGGCGATGCGCCCGGCCTTGCGGCCTGCCGGTGCGTTGCGCGCTTCCAGCGATTCGGCGAGCTTCTTCAGTTTCGCGAACGGGAACTCCGCATACAGCGCCTTGGCGCCGTCCACGTCCGCCTGCTCGTCGCCGAGGATGCCGGCATGGCGCTCGCCGGCGACGATCTCGTCAATCAGCGCCGCGTGCGCGGTCTTGCCGTTGACGATGTGCGCGGCCAGCGTGGCGGGGTTGTCCAGCAGCGTGGCGTTGTCGCCGAGCGCGGTCTTGAGCGAGGCGAGTTGCGCGCTGTCTTTCGCGCCATCCGCCTTGAGCGTGGCAACCTGCGCTTTCAGCGCGGCTTCGGAATCCTGCAGCGCCTTGATCTGTTCGGGGGTCATGTCAGCGTTCTCCGTAGAAAAGGTTTTGACGGCGCGCGCGCCGGGTTGGGCACCGATCCACACCAGCGATTGTTCGTAGGCAGTACCGGGCGAGAGCCAGCGTTGTGCGGACAGGTCACGGCCGTCGTTGTCCTTCATCGGCACCGGCCCGGTGGCGCTGAAGCCGATGGAGACATCGCCGGCAATGCCGGCATCCATCTTGGTCAGCAACGCGCCGTTTTCATCGGTGCGCGCGAAGAACACATCGGTCAGCAGCAGCGTGGCTTGCTGGCGATCGGGCGGAAACGCGAGCGTGGGTTCGCGCAGCAAGCTGCGCGCGTCGTCGAAGCTCATCGTTTCCAGCCGCGCGCCGAACACGCGGCCTTCGGCTGGGCCGCCGTCGCTGCGCCACGAACTGGGGTGCACGATGTAGCAACCCTTGCCGGCGATCGTGCGCGAGAAATCTGCGAGCAGCGTTTCATCGAAGCATTCGTTGTCGCGGTCAATGCCGTTGTGCGCCAGCACGAACGTGCGCACCATCAGCTCGGCCGGCGTGAAGTCGCGCAAGGTGTACGCGCGGATCGCGGCCAGCTGCTCCGGCGTCGCATCGCCCGCGGCCTTGACGCAGGCGCTGAACAGCTTGGTGTGCTGTCCGCTCATTTCGTCTTGACGGCCTTCACGGGCTTGAGGTTGGCGTGGCGCCAGTTGGCCTGCTCGATGGTGAGCGGGCCGGAATAATCCGGGTGCGTGTGGTCGCGCTTGGGATCCTTCGGCGCGGGCGCCTCGACTTTCGCGGGCTTGCCCGACGGCTTGGCCGGCGGCGGCTCGGATTCCGCATCCATCTCGGCGATGCGCGCGGCAATGGCCTGGGTGACGTCCTCGCGCGGCGAATTGCAATCCGCCTCCCGCGCGATCAGCTCGCTCAATGCGTCACGCTCCAGTGACGGCAGCGCGGCCAATATTTCGGCGGCAGGTTTTTCCTGCAGCGCCTTGACCGCATCGAGCTTGCTCTTGTCCATTTTGCACTCCGTTCCGGATGCCCGCGCGCGGGCGTTCGCGTTTCAGAGTGCGATTTACCGAATCAAAACGCGCGCGTCACCCGAAAGCCGCGCATCCCGATCACGCCGGTGGTGTGACCGGAGCGCGGGCGAGGATCGAGCACCGGCACAGTGGGTGACTGTCATCCACCGGCATCGGCCCCATGCCGGCCATGTACGGGCCGGCCGCGGCGAGGCCGTCGCAGATGGAACACGCGCCTGGCGCGGTGACGAAGTCGTATTGCAGCCGCCCGTTGCGGATGTAGCTCTGCAGCTTGCCCTTGCCTTGCGCCGAGGCGATCTCGCTGCGCGCCAGCCGCAGCCAGTCGTAATCGTGCACGTCGAAGCGCGCTTTCAGCGCCGCCGCCACGGTCTTGGGGTTCTGGCCGTCGTAGATGCCCTGCTGCAACGTCGCCACGATATCGTCGGCGTAGGTGCGCAACGCGGTGGTGCGCACCTGGCTCAGTCCGCGATGCGCGATCGCCGCACGCAGATCCTGCAGCACCTGCTCGATCGCGGCATCGCCCGCTTCCGGCAGGTTGATGTCCGCCGCCGCATTCACGATGCCGCGCGCCCACGCGGCGAACACCTGCTGCATGTACGGGCCATCCTGCGCGCCGGCGTGCGCGATGAACCATTCCTGATCCTCGCCCAGCGCGGTGAGCATGTTGGCCGCATCGAACGTGAAGGTCGCCGCGCCGCTGTCGCTCAGTCGCAGCGTTTGATACGTGCGCTGGTACAGCGCGCGCCACTCCGTTTGCAGCGCGTTGATCGCTGCGGTTTCGATGATCGGCAACTGCGGGTCGGGCTCCGCCCACGGCTCCGCCGGCGCCGGGTCCGCGGCCGGGTCGTCGTCTTCGCTGTTCGGATCACCCGCCGCCTTGCCGGCGTGCGTATGCGGCACGCGCACGTGCATGCCCTGCCCCAGCGGCACCCGCGCACCGACGCGCGGCAATTGCTTGCCGGCCTGGCTGGTGGATGCACCCATGCCGCCATCGTTGCCGCCGAGGTTGCCGCCACCTTGCAAGCGCCCGGCCAGCATCATCTGCGTCTGCGCCTGCAGGAAGCCGGCCTGCGCGCGCTTCAGTTCGTCGTAAAGGTTCGGCAGCCGCTGCGTGACTTGCCAGTCACCCGGCTTCCACGTCAGCCCGCGCCCGCGCAACCATGTCGCGATGATCTTTTCCAGCCCCGGCCGGCGCCGATCGAAGCGGGTCTTGCTGGCCTGGATCACCATCTCCGATTGCTGGTCGCCGAGCGCGCTGGAACCCCGCGAGGATTCAACACCCTCCATCCACGCCGGCAAGCCGAAGCGCGCGAGGATCTGCTGCATCATGTGATTGGCCGGCATCTCCAGTTGCAGTTCGGTGTTGTCGGCGCCGACCACGTTCAACACCACGTCATCGTCCGCGCCGATGGCCTGCACTAAATCGGCGCTGTTGCCGCTGCGCTTGGCGTTCAACACTGCCTGCAGATCGGCGGCGAGTTGTTTTTGCCGTTTGTTGAAATCATCGTCGCGCAGCGCGCGATTCTTGGCCTTGTACAGCAGGTGGAATGACGGATCGCCGAAGCGATCCCAGGCGTTGCCGGTGGCGTTCTGGATCTTCACCAGGATTTGGCTGACGAACTCGATGCCACGCATGATCGACACGCCGTAAGGGTTGTCGGCGGTGGCGTTGAACGCGCCATACACCAGCGTCGCCGGGTCCAGCAGCGCAAAGCCCTGCTCGGTGAGATAACCGCCGCTCAACGAGATGCCCGGCCCGTTGTTGCGGATCACGGTTTCCACCGCGTCGGTGCCGTCGCGGCGGCCATAGCGCATGATGATCGGCGGCCGGTACCAGGTTTGCAGTTGCGTGCCCTCGCGATGGAACACCGCGCCCTTGCTGTCGGCCAGGCGCAGCCCCACCAGCTCACGGCCGCGCTTGTCCAGCACCACCTCGCCCACCGCGAAGCCCTGCTCGAGCATCATGTCGCCCTGCGCGGCGTAGAACGCCTGCAGGCCGGCCTCCATGTCGTTCACCGGGATGTTGCGGATCAGATCGTTCTGGATTGCCTGCACCAGCTTGTCGTTGTCGCCCTGCACGTCAATGATGCCGTCCATCGTCACCAGCCGATCTATGCCGCCGTCAATCGGGCCAAGCGCCTCGCGCAGCGCCATGTAAAACCACGGGTTGACCTGGCGCGCGATGAAGCCGGTGAGCGCGCCTTGCCACACGCCCAGCGATTGCTGCGCGCGTGCCACCACCGACGTGCTCATGTCGTTGGATTTGCCGCGCGCACTGCGCGCGCCGCGAGTGAGCATCCGAAGCGGGTTGATGTTCATGCCTGATTCCTTCGCGGGTTTTGACTGGTGAGGTGCCACAGGTGGCAATGCGGGCAGCGATAGGCGCGCAGTTCGCGCCGGCGCCAGCGCTTGTTGGTGGTTCTGCAGCGCAGCAACTCCGGTCGGTTTAGGCCACGCCTTGACGTTGCTCATGCCACGGCCCTCACGTGTGCGCCGCTGGCGAACACGTCCACGAAATCCCCTTCGTCGTAGAGCTTGCGCAGCATCTGCATCCGGCGCGCGTCAATCGCGTGGTCGTCCTGTTTGGAATAGATCGGCCATTTGCTGCCCTGGCGCACGGTCTGGTTGGTCATCCAGTTCAGCACTTCGGTGTCGTAGGCCATCGCGTAGCCGAGTTCCATCAGCCGCTTGCTGATGCACTGCGAGGCCCAGTGCTTGGCCGGCGCGCGCAGCACGGTTTCGCCGCTGTCGTCTTTCGCGGTGTCGAGCAAGGGCTCGCCATCCTCGCCGATGCAATCCACCGCGTTGGAGAACTGGAAGCCGGTCATCACTTCCTCGAAGTGCGCCTCCGCGTACGCTTCCAGCGTGTGCAGATCTTTCACCACCACGGTGCCGGCGGCGCCGAGGTCGCAGCCCCAGTGCGGCAGCCCGCCGTACAGTTCCTGCAGGCAGTAAATCAACTCGCGCTGGATGTAGTAATCCAGCCCGCGCGCGGAAATGCGCACCGCATCCACCAGCTTCGGCCCGCGCTGTTCGCTCAGGATGATTTCGGTGGGGTCGTTGCTCTCGCCCAGATCAGCGCCGGCCCAGTACACGCCGCTGCCGGCGCCCGGCAGGTGCTCGCGCAGCAGCGCGCGCATGGCGCCGCGCCGCTCCGCATCGGTGCGGGACATGAACGGCGACAGGTCCAGCGTGGTGTCGGCCAGCCACTCATCCAGGCCGCTTTTGCGACCGTGTTCCACGTGAAGCGCGATGCGCTTGACCTCCAGATGCAGTTCGCGGCGCGCCCGATCCGCGTTGAGTTTCAGCACGCGGTAATCGGGCAAGTCGGCGACGGTGGGCAGGATCGTGTCCCAGCTCCAGATCGGATTCTCCGCCTCGCCCCACTCACCCATCACGTTGCGCTTGTAGCCGGGTGTATGGCGGCCGTTGTAGCGGCGCATCATCTCCGCCTCGCGATCGGCGCTCCAGAACGGCGGCGGCATGATCGTCTTGGGCCAATGGAACAGGCGCGCGCCCGGCTTGTCCGGTGCAAGCCCCGGCACGGCCTGCTGGGTCTGCCGGAAATATTCGGTGCTGCGGTCGCCATCGGGCACGCTGTAGCCGCGCTGCCGACAGCCCGGTTTCAGCGCGCGCGAGAATTC